CCGCAGAACAGCGAGCACAACTGGGGGCCGATCGTTTCCGCAGAGAGATGGGTTGCGAATTTATTATCAATGATGAAACACTCATAGCTCCGGCCAAGCTCCTAGATCTACAAGGACACGAACCCTTGTACAAAACAGGACAAGTACGCTGGTATCAACGACCCAAAAAAGATCGCATATATGTGGTATCGTTAGATCCTAGTTTAGGTACCGGCGGCGATCCATCAGCCATACAGGTATTTGAAGCTAATACCACAGAACAAGTGGCCGAATGGCGACACAATCGAACCACCATACCTGAGCAAGTGCGTATTTTGGCCGACATTGTACGTCACTTAAATGAAACAACACAAGATCCGCAACAAATCTATTACAGTATTGAAAACAATACCATTGGTGAAGCTGCTCTAATAAGCATAGACGAATTTGGAGAAGAAAATATCCCCGGCTATTTCCTCAGTGAACCGGGCGGTGGCGGAAGCCGTAGATATCGCAAAGGATTCAATACCACAAACAAGCCCAAGCTAGCGGCCTGTAACAAGCTCAAAATACTAATAGAAACCGGCCGCATGAAAATACGCAGTAGCGGGTTGGTCAGCGAACTTAAAACTTTTGTAGCACACGGCGTGGGCTATGCCGCTAAGCCAGGCGAAACTGATGATCTTGTTATGAGTACAATTTTAGCTGTGCGTATGATGCTGTTGCTACAAACTTATCACACAGAAATGGATGTACAAATGCGTGATCATGGCGATCAAATTGAACCGCCCATGCCATTCATTACCACGCGGTACTAGCTAAATACACTACTATGGCAGATATCACACCCGCTCGCAAACTGTTTGACCTACTGGTCAGCAGAGATCTTGATCCAGAAATGTTAGACAGTTCTGGCAAACCCGCACCTGACCCTGCAGAAGCTGAAATATTCAGCTTTGACTTCCGTGCCCGTTCTGGCAAAGATTACGGCACAGTAGTAATCATGCTGGGCGATGACAATGACCTTGAAATTTACTGTTCAGACAATGTGGGTCGCAGCATGGAAGGCGACGACAAAAACGACTGGTTTGCTTTCTTAGAACAGTTAAAGAACTTTGCTGTTAGAAACTTTATGAGTTTTGGCATCAAGAACTTGAATCGATTGCGTTACAGTATGCAAGGGCAAGCCGCCATCAAAGAAGGCCTGTTTGAAAGTTGGACAGGCAACCGTACCACCAGCTGGAACGGAGCCGCAACAGAAGCACGACTAATGATTCGCCACAAGAAAAACATTGCTGAAGGAGATGCTCGCTTCCGTTACATTGAGAGCCTGTTTATCGAAACCGCAGACAGTGAACGTTACAAGTTGCCATTCAAGAGCCTAACCGCTGGACGTGCCATGTTAGAGCATGTTCGCCAAGGTGGCCGTCCATATGATGGTCGTGGCAACCATATTGCAGAAATGGTCACAGAATTGAATGTGTTAAGTCGTTTCCGTAGAGCTAACCAAGGACAGATTTTTGAAGGCGATACACAACAATTGGTAGAACAAGTTCAAGAATATCAAACAAATCTGCAACGCAGTCTTAAAGGTCTTGGTACTCGAAATGGATATGTAACATATTTTGAATCATGGAGCCCTGCTGACATTAGTGAACAGGACGTAGTGATTGAAAGTTTAAAAAATCTTTTTGTCAAGCAGAGCATTGACACAAGAATTGAGTCAGCACTTCCGTTGCTGGCCAAAATACAACAACAAGGAACAGCAATGAAAGAAGCCAACATATTTGAAGCCTGGGCAGAGCGCCTGGTAGAAGGCACCTGGCAAACACCAGATACTCCAGAAAAACAAGCCAAACTTGTTGAACTCATGAGTACAGACCTGCCAGTGGGTGCAGACGCTACCAATGTCACAGAACAATTGTATGATCTGTTGGGCGACGACGAATTGTTTGATCAGTTAGAAGCCCTAGCTGAACAGGATGCCAATGCTGATGCCCGTCAAGTTATTTTTGATCGCATGCAGATGTTGAGCGACAATCCAGATGTGCTTCGAGTCATTGAGCAATTACAAATTGATCCTACTGCTGAAATGAATCCAGCCGAACCAACCAACCCGGCTGACCTTGAACCAGTTCAAGAAGGTGATTTAGAAGACTGTGACTCATTGGGCGGTGATGCTAGCGACGAGTTTATTCGTGGAGTTTCTGTCGATCAACAAGATGAAGTAGTGTCAGAAGATGCAATTCGATCAATTCGTCGGGCCGCTGGTTTGTTAACCGAAGAAGAATTAAAAGAAAATATCCTAACTGATGATACAGGTTCAACACTACAACATATCAAAGACACATTTAAACGTGATATTAAAGATTTTGAAACCACGGGCGAAATAAGCCAACACCTGCATGATGCATTGTATGATTATTATCAAGACGACATGCCGTATGGTGTGCAAAAGGCACGTGATGGTGATCCCTACGAATGGGTAGCTGATCGTTTTGGTGCAGATCTAGGTTTACCTGGTTATGGAATGAACAGCCCGGGTGTTCCAGATGAAGACTCGGGTCTTGAGCGTGAAAGTGTTATGCACGGTGACTATGCTGAAGAAGTCCGCGACCCACACAGTGTAGATGGTGGAATGGAAAATCCATTGATTCAAGATGAAGGTGCTGTTGGAGCAGTATTAGGAGGTGTTGCTGGAGCAACATTGGGTGGCCCGGTTGGTGCTGTTCGCGGTGCAATGGCCGGTGATGAAATTGGCGATGCTATATCTCAAGAACAAACTGATGAAAATGATGCATCCTTGTTTGATGATGCTACTTGCAACATGTCCGAAGCTGGCGAGTCATGCCCAGTACATGGTGTAAAAGAGTGTTGGGGATCCGATGATGCCAGTCCACTTGCTGGACAATATGGGCACAGTGGTAAAATGAAAGCAGTCGGAAAAGAAACTTCATTCTTAGATCGCCTAAAAGAACTTTCGGGTTTGAGCAAGTAATTCTACAATCTGAACAACCGCGTCATAAATATACTTGACGCTAAGAAATAAAGCGTATATACTACACAAGTGCATACGCTTTTTTCTTTAGTATCACAGGCAACTAAAATCTAAAATTTAGATAGGCAACAACCATAAACAATTTGAAAGGCAACTTATTATGGCATCTTTAGCAGACATCCGTGCGAGACTCGCACAATCAGAAGGTAACAAACAAGGCGGCAATTCCACAGGTGGTGATAATGCAATTTATCCACACTGGAACATGGAAGAAGGCGCTTCCGCAACACTCAGATTCCTCCCAGACGGCAACACCAAGAACACATTCTTTTGGCAAGAACGAGCAATGATTCGTTTGCCATTCAATGGCATCAAAGGTGAAATGGAATCCAAACAAGTATATGTCCAGGTTCCCTGCGTGGAAATGTGGCAAGAGACTTGTCCAGTGCTTACAGAAGTTCGCACTTGGTTTAAAGACAAGAGTTTAGAAGAAATGGGTCGTAAGTATTGGAAGAAGCGTAGTTATATTTTCCAAGGTTTTGTTCGTGAAAACCCAATCGGCGACGACAAGGCTCCAGCAAACCCAATCCGTAGATTTATCATCGGACCACAAATCTTTACACTAATCAAAGGTGCATTGATGGATCCAGAATTGGAAGAATTGCCAACAGACTTGTTGCGTGGCTTAGACTTCCGTATTAGCAAGACATCCAAAGGTGGCTTTGCTGACTACAGTAGTAGTAAGTGGGCCCGTAAAGAAACAGCACTTACGGAAGCCGAACAAGCGGCCATTGCCGAACACGGTTTATTTGATTTAAGCACATTCTTGCCTAAGAAACCAGGCGAAGTTGAGCTCAAGGTCATTAAAGAAATGTTTGAAGCAAGTGTTGATGGTCAGAGTTACGACACAGAACGTTGGGGTCAGTATTTCCGTCCAGCAGGTGTTAATGCTCCAGCTGGCAGTTCTGCACCGGCACCAGCAACGGCTGATATTGACGAAGACGTTCCGGCGTCCAAACCAGTATTGGTGGCTTCAAGTTTTGATGAAGATGAGCCAGCAATAGCGTCAGCACCTGTTGCGGCTAAACCATCCTCTGACAAAGCTCAAGACATCTTGGCTATGATTAGGGCACGTCAAAAAGCGTAATAGATGTTATCGCATTTAGATCGCATTGTATTTCCAAACCGCTGTGAGGTAATAGAAGTCGTACCATCACAGCGGTATGTCTATGTTATTTTTAAAAATGGACACAGTAGTTTTGATAGTTTTACAATAGCAAATCCTCGACGAGTTCTTATTAATCAACAGATTCAAAAACTAAACAGCATTGACGTTATTGTAAGAAACCCAGAAGCCAGATTAATATCGGGAATTAATACATTTATTCAGTACACTGTTAGAGATAACCCGGGCCTTGATCAAGCTACAGTAGAATGGTTTGCCTTGAATTATTTGTCGGTGGATCGTCATTATACTTCGCAATTTTCTTGGCTATTAAATTTGGCAAGATATTTAGATGTTAACGCAAAATTAAATTTTTTACCAATGGATGCCATAGGAAAAATAACCGGATTTAATCAAAAACCCGAAGGAGTTCTTCCAGCGTCTATAGAATTAATAGAAAAAATTTCACTGATAAAAAATAAAGAAATGTATCAATGTATAGACACAGCAATATTTGATTGTATTGGTCAATCAATGACGTTTAAAGAATTATTACAACATATAAAAACCGTTGATTCGCCGGCATATGAATATGTGATTGGGTATGCACAACAAATTTTAAATCCAACTTATGTATTGTCCTAGACTTGATCATTTTGTTCGTTTTAATGCCAATGGCACGGTCAGTCGTTGTGGCCACATGATCAATGCTCCAGAATACGATTCTCTGGAGGCTATGGAGGCCAGTTCTTGGTTGGCCAATGTCAAAGAGTTAATGAAGTTTGATCAATGGCCTAAAGAATGTATACGTTGTCAAGAAACTGAACCAGATAGTATACGAGTCTATGCCACAAAATTAGATGACCTGACTATACAAAAAGATTACCTGCAAGTTGGTGGTGTGTTGGATAATCTATGCAATGCCGCCTGTCAAACTTGTAATGAAAATTTAAGCACCAGAATAGGCAGTTTAAATGGTTCTAAGTTTCCTATAATCAACAACATTGAACAATTTTGGCGGTTGCCGCAAGAACGAATTGTTCATTTAGATATCAATGGCGGCGAGCCTAGTTACAGTAAAAATTATAAAAAAATCTTATTTAACTTACCACCAAATCTTAAAACGTTGAGACTCAATACAAATTGTAGCACAATATTAACTGAGTTAGTTGACATTGCCACTCGTGGCATTGAAGTCACGGTCACAGTGAGTTGTGATGGAATCGGATCGGTACACGACTTTGTACGTTGGCCTATACCCTGGCAAGACTTTTATGATAATCTAATGACATATAAAACCATGCCTGTTCGATTAAATTTATGGACCACAGTTAGCATATTAAATGTGGACGATCTTCCTAACATTCAACAGTTTGCTCAAGAGCACGGTATTGGTCACAGCTATGCTTATTTGAAAACGCCCGTTGAGTTAAGTGTTGATAATACCAATGACGAATCTGCACTGGCATACATACGCAAACAAAAACAATTGAGAGGTATCGCATGAAATCTTATGTGGAACTAAAATGTGAAAATATGTCGATTATCAGTCAAGGCATTTATAAATTTTTACAGACCCAAACTGATATTTTAATATCAACTCAACCTGGGTGGCATTTTATTGATTGTCCAACACTACTAAAATCTGTTCCAGAGTTGGCTGAATATTTTCGAGAGTTAAAATTGTATCCAAGACATTCGGCTGTAACTATTGTTAAGGATGATAACAGTTTACCGTTACACGTAGATGAACCCCCGGTTGTTGCCAAGATCAATATGCCAGTTTTAAATACCACCGGGTGGAGTAACCGTTGGTTTGATGGCGATCAGCTGATAGATGAACTAGTGGATCAAGCCCAACCCATTGTTTTTAATTCACGAATACCACACTGTGTGGTTCAATTTGGCGAAGTCGAGATTCCCAGGATCGTGGCCAGTTTTACATTTCACAATGAACCATTGGAGTTATTGAAATGAAAATAGCAATCACAGGACATACAGCTGGAATAGGTCAAGCACTGTCACAAGAGTACTTGCTTGATGGGCACGAAATTGTAGGATTAAGCAAGCGTGAAGGAAACAACATTCGCAACATGCCCAAGATTTGCGATCAAATTGAACCCTGTGATGTATTTGTTAACAACGCACAGGCCGGGTACGCACAAACAGAATTGTTATTTGAAATGGCCCAGCGTTGGCAAGGAACAAAAAAACACATCATTGTCGTCGGCACTATGATGACACAGGATCCTGTGTCAGTTCTTCCAGGGTTAGACATGGACCACTATCGTGTGCAAAAAGTCGCGTTAGAAGAAGCAGTTTGTCAAATACGCCATCGTCGACTTGGAGTAAAAATTACCGTAGTCCGTCCTGGAAACATAGCAACCAGCCCTGACAAAACAGTTCCACCAGCAGCCGATGTCAACAACTGGGCAAGAACATTAATAGCGATACTTGACATGGCTAAAAATAATAATTTAACAATTCCAGATATATCATTAGGACCACGGAATCCATGACGCCAAAAGATGTCCTGACAAATCCGCATTTTTGTCCTATGCCGTGGACAGGACTGATGTATAATGTTGATGGTAAAGTTAAGAATTGTATCCGCAGTGATGAACGCACTGGACTACTAGGTAATATTAAAGACACACCCATTGAAGAAATATTACTAGGTGCTACAAACGTAACCAAACAAACAAATATAACCGATAATAACCCAGCTGCTGGATGTCATACTTGTTATGAGTTGGAGCATGGCAAAACTGGATTAGACATTATTAGCGATAGAATTTTTTATATACGAGAATTTAAAAAAATACCATTAGACACTTACCAAGTTAATAATTTTGATTTACAAACTATTGATG